TAAACTATATCAAAACCTAAGTCTATTTCAGCATCTACCGTGTCACCGTCTACAACTCTAGTTATATTACACTTATACTCGTACATTACTTACCTACTTTAGCTTGTGCTTTTTTATGAGCTTTTCTCATAGTATCGCCCATAAGCATACGTCTTTTCATAAATTTCATATGTCCAGCAGTGTGGTTTTTAGAATGCCTTTTAAGAGAAGCTTCTTGTCTTTTAGTAAGAGACTTTTTCTTTATAGGTTTTTTTGCTGTTTTTCGTTTATATGCCATGTCTTATATTATCACGTTCCATCCATTTCTGCATAGCCGTAGATTTGCCATGTAAAATAGCCATCTAAATCTGCAGTTGCTACACCAGCGTTATGCCACCCAATAAAATCGTCTTCTGTTATATCAGCTATCTGTATAAAATCTTCTGGTAAATCTTGGCTTTGTAAATGACAATGATCTACAGCTCTAGTTGATTGTAAAGTCATAGTCTTAGAATCATCTGCTTTATCTACTGCAGTAATGTTAATAGTAACCTGAGCTACAATAGGAGTTTTATCAGATGCGCTTTTATATGTAGTTTCACAACCTAGAAATTCATATGTGTAATCAAAATTATGTAAAGCCATTATATTCCTTTTTCCCTTCCTTTAACTTTATTTAAATACATCTTATCTACTATTGTAAGTGTTTCAATCAAATTCTTGTTTTCTGGTGTAATAAAGTAGTCAGTGTGTGGACAACGGTTACTAACACTAAAACCTGTTTCTTCTGCAACCATAGGCCAGAGTTTACACATTGTTGGACGATCTTCTTTTAAGGTACAACCGTCTTCAGCTAAAAACTTACATTTATACATATCGTCTCGTTTTGTGTATGTAATACTACTAAAACCAAATCGTTTTGTTTCTTCTTCTGTTAAAAATACAGCAGGTCTTTTTGGTTTTATCTTACTACGACAGCACATTTGACAACTAGCACAAGGATTCATTACATACCTCCGAATGAACCTGCGTTAGTCACACTATAAGTTTCCGTTACACCTTGTATAGTAAGAGTAGCTGACCTAGTTATGCCGTTCTGTAGAGATCCACTTGTTACTTTTAATCGTACGGTGTCCCCAACAGAAACAGTAGCAGGAGTTTGTTGATATGATCCCCCATTTATACTCATTCCTCTTGAAGCGGTTCCAGTCAAAGTTGCTGTGCCGCTAACAAAACCACTACCAGCTAATGTAATAGTATTAGAATACATAACTGTATTGAATTGCATATTGCTTGTTACATCGGTAAAGGTAAATTGGTTAGGTTGATTAAGAGCTAATCTCTGGAATGAATACTCTACACTAGTTAAGTATCTAGTTCCCCCATCACCTTGAGCATGTATATACAAACGTGTAGGTACGGTGTTTTCACTTATCTTTTTAAACGTAACAGAAATCTGTGCGATAGCATAAGTGGTTTCAAATCTAGCTATACCTGCCCAAGCTTCTGCTCTATTGGAGTGGTATTGTATACCTCCTGTGTCCACCATAGGTAAAGTAGTAGGAACAGACTGACTCACCCCGTTGGTATAAGCATCAGCCGCTCCCGACAGTTGTGTACCTGAACCACTACTAGAATAAGTACCATCTCCTATAGCGATACTTAAAGTTTTAACTTGACCGTTGCCACCAAATACTCTGACGTAGCCCATATATACACCAGGTTCTGTTCCTACTTCTCCTACCTGAGCAAGCCTCATGTCGTTATTAGCAAAGCCACCTATAACACCACCTAATACTTTTTTGTTTATAGTTGGTAAGATTAAGTCTTCAACATCAATACGATCTGCAGAAATTTGACCAGTTGTAATACGTGAACCATCGATCACGGTTGACCCACTTGCACCTAGGTCCGTGGACACTATAAGGTCTGCATCTAAAAATGCGGCATCAATATTGCCTGTGGTTATATTACCCCCGTGTATTACCGTGCTGGTGTTAGTAGATAAATCTGTAGATTTTATAAACTGAGCATCGATACGTGCAGCATCTATAGTACCTGCTGTTATACGTGCAGCATCCATACCGCCAGTTGTAATCTTGTCCGCTGATAACGTCCCAATCTTTGCATTGGTTATATCACCGTCCTTAATTCTAGCTGTATCTATATAAACAACACCCGAATCAACAATAAACGGAGCTACAGAGTTAGTAGAAGAAGCACCCGACCCGTCCCATATAGCAAACTTATCTGCTTGGAACTGAACAGCAGTAGCTGTTGTGCCACTGTCAGTTGCGTTTGCTTCAATAACCATACCAGCAACAGCACCGTTAGCATTTACTTGCAATACATACGAAGCAGCTGCATTACCTTCTATGTCCGTAACAGCCTGAGATAAAGTAGTGACACTAGCATTTGTAGTTACATCACGTACAAGTACCCAGTTGCTGCCATCCCACCTATATTGTTTGTTGCTGTCGTTAGTATCAAACCAAATATCACCTGTGTTTATTGCTGTTGGTGGATCGTTCTGTGTAAACACCCTTGGGTAATTATCATTAGCTGTATCTCTGACCGCTACCCAGTTAGTAGATCCTGTGCCAGTAGCTCTATATAATTTATTAGCATCATCACTATCGATCCATAGATCACCTGCTGCTAAAGCATTAGGAGCACTTGTTCCTATAAAGGTTTTGTTCTTTGTAGCAATAGAAGAATTAACACTAGTTATTGCTGCAGCTCTTGCAGTTGATTCATCAGAGATAGCTGTCGCATTAGTAGTTATATCTGCAGCGTTACCGTCTACATCTGTTCGCAAACTTTCGATGAGGCTAGCATGAGAGGTAGTTAAACTATCTCTTATACTTTGCCAGTTACTACCATCATATCTATACAGTTGTTTGTCATCTGTATCTAGCCATAAGTCGCCTGTTGTAAGACCTGAACTAGGTGCAGTTGCCTGGCTAAAGTTTACAGGTATAGCAGTTACAACAGTTTCTAATTGGTTAACAGCATTAGCAGTTGCAGCTACACCAGTTGTAGCATGGTTTACAGTAGATTCTAAATCAGTAATTTTGGTAGAGGTAGAGCCATTTAAACCTACAGCTGTAGATAAACTAGATACAGCAGTGGCATTTGCAGCTACTCTTGTGTCTACAACGGCTACCCAAGCGCTACCACTCCATCTATATTGTTTATTGCTATCGTCTGTATCAAACCAGAGATCCCCTTCTTGTGCTCCAGTAGGCTGTGATGTTTGAGCGTGGACCGTGATCCCTGAAGTATCATTCACGGCCACCCAGTTACTATTACCAGCTGCAGTTGCACGATACAGTTTATTATCGTCGTCTGTATCTATCCATAAATCACCAACAGAAACAGCAGTCGGTGCTGAAGTAGCTACAAAGGTTTGTGTTTTAGCGTTTACTACGTTTGTTAAAGAAGTAATAGAGCCGTTTATACTACTTATATCACCATCATTATTACTTACAGCAGTCTGTAAAAGGCCTACTGCATTTGAGGTAGCAGTTACACCACTAGAAGAATCATTAACTGTGCTTTCTAAATCTGTAATTTTAGTAGCGGTTGCACCAGATAAACCTACAGCAGTAGATAAATTAGATATAGCTGTTGCGTTAGAAGTTAAACGTGTGTCATCAACAGCTACCCAGGCACTACCGTTGTATCTATATTGTTTGTTATTGTCATTAGTGTCAAACCACAAGTCACCTGCGTTTACCCCTGTAGGCTCATCGTCTTGTGAATGTATAGCTATACCAGAAGTATCATTTACGGCTACCCAGTTACTACTACCGACCGCAGTTGCACGATACAACTTGTTGTTATCGTCTGTATCTATCCAAAGGTCGCCAATAGCTGTAGCAGCTGGTGCTGAAGTTCCTACAAAAGTTGTTACTTTACCGTCTGCTTTTGCATCTGCAGTAGCTGCGTTTGACAAGGCTGTTGCAATTGCTGAGTCTTGTGTTGCAACCCAAGAACCTGAACGTCGAGTATAGACTTTATTACCATCGTTAGTGTCAAACCAGATGTCACCTTCACTTGCAGAGCCTGGAGCATCATCTTGGTAAAAACTGTCAATTTTACCGTCTGCTGTTGATTGCGCTGTAGCTGCGTTTGCTATTGCTGTTCCGATAGAACCATCTTGGATAGACACCCATGCGCTTCCGTTCCAGCGGTAAAGTTTATTGCCATCATTGCTGTCAACCCAAAGATCATTTACAGCTACCGCAGTAGGAGCATCATCTTGTACAAATGTTTGGTTTTTAGCGTCTACTGTAGAAGATAAAGCAGTAACAGATGAAGTACTTGCCTTAGTTGCTATGTCATCGTCGTTAGATGTTATCTGTGTTTGTAAACCACTAATAGCAGTAGCTACTCCGTTTGTGCCACTGTAACCATTTAACGCACTATTTAAAGCGGTAATAGAACTGGTTTGAGAACTTATAGAACCTTCAGCAGATGAAAGTCTAGTATTTAACCCACTAACTGCAGTAGCTACAGTAGAGGTGCCAGAGTAACCAGCCAAAGTACTTTCTAGTTCTGTGATATCTCCTGTGTGGGCAGTAATAACCCCTTCTGCACTTGTTACCCTAGTTGTTAAAGCACTTATAGCAGAAGTATTTGCGCCTATGTTTGTATTAGCATTAGTTATAGAAGAGTTTAAAGAGGTAATATTTACTGAAGTTGATATATCCCCATTATCACTAACACCTGCAACTAGTAATAAGTCAGATGCGTTTTGAGATATAGCATTACCATTAGCGTTAATCTGTGTTTGTAAAGTTGTATCAGATGAACTAGTAGACCCGGCCGTACTTGCTGCCCAGGTGCTACCAGTGTACACGAATATTTCATTACCGTTGTCCGTGTCCATCCATAAATCACCAGCTTGTAAAGAACTGCTATCGGCTCTAGCAGTAGGTGCAGAGGTTGCTCTTATAACTCTGGGTGTACTTGTTGTTAAACTATTAACTGAAGCTTGGGCAGCAGCAGCTGCAGAGTTTACAGTAGCTATAGTAGTTTGCAGGTTAGCAGTAGTAGAACCTAAAGTAATAGGTATAGTTGTATTTAAAGTAGAGAAACCGGGTAGTGCGCTTAGTTCTTCTGAAAGACTTTGCATTACTGCACCAACATCAGCTGCAGTAGTAGCAGGTACGCCTTCGGTAGCATTGTAAGGACTTACTACATCTGCAGTACTTACAAACCTAACCCAATAATAATGAGTAGCCCCATAGCCTATTTCATCAGCATATACAAAAGCGTTTGTGGTTGAGATACGAATAGCGCCACCGAGAGCATTGTCTTGCGATCTCCATATTTCTGTGTACGCGTGATTGCCGTAATTAGCTTTACCCCAGGTTAAAAGTACACCGGTAAAAGCACCGCTTGCTTCTAAGTTAGTAGGTGCGGGTGGGATACTAAGATCTCCAGGCCCGCCATCGTCCGGAGGAGATATGCCATTTTCTACACCAACAGCTTTGTTTCTTACCTTTACTATGCCAGAATCTGACAATTCTCTGAGGGTTACAGCTCTGTCTAGGGGATCGCCACGCCTGCCTAATCTAACTTCTAGTGCTTCTTTAATAGCATCAAGTGCTATTTTTAATTCCCTATCGGTTTTAGGTGGTATGTTTTTTAAGCCTGGAAGTTTTGTAGCCATTACACTTCCTTCAGCTCTACGATTGACTCTCCTAGACAAACCTCGTTTACTACTTTTGCAGTTTCTACTTCAAATGCAAAAGTTTTATGTACACTTGCAGGCAAACGTACTACGGGTTCAGTTATAGATGTAGCACTAAAACTAGGAGTAGTACCTGTAACACTAAAAACACTACCGCTTGTAGAAATTGTAGCGTTATATATTACCGAACCATCTCCGTACACTTTTAAAGTTACCGGGTATGCTTCTGCATCTACTTTTGCGAACCCCATACTAGTGTGTCGGGCCATTGGAAACTCTTTACTCTTCCAATTGTACGTAAGGTTAGTAGAACTACCTTGAAATTTTTTAATTTTATTACCTATTATTAAATACAACTCGTTATCGTCGGGGTCAGTAAACCCGCCTCGGATCAATGCGGCTGCATCTAAATTTACAAGAGCATTTGTACCTTGTCGAGGGTCAAATATAAATCCACCAAAACCCGAACCGGTATTGTAAAACCCTACATATCTACCCTGCCAGTAAAAACCAGTTATAGTAGAAGGGTAGTAATCACTTTGCCATTGTTCTGGAGTTATTAAACCTTCTGTTATATTAGACGCTTGGGCACCAGAAGCTGCAATCAAGCCATCTGGCCCTGCATATATTACTGTTTCACCCATATCTACCATAGACCTTTTACTCAAACACGCTTCTGCTGTTTCTATTTTTATAGCAATCATGGCTGAAGGGTCGCTGCCCGTTACTAAGTAAGGAGTGCTTTCTGTACCTACAATAAGCCCATTAGAAGTAGCTTTTATACCTACTATTTTTTCTTCTATACCTAATCTATATGCAGCAGGCCAAGCGTGTGGCTGATAAGCTTCACTAAAACATATTCTATTACCTGTAAAACCAGCAAAAGTACCATTGCCTAAAGCTAACAACCCTTTCATAGGCCCATCTGGGTATAAAGCGCTGTCATCTGGTGGTGCAATCCAAGTGCTAGAGGGTAAAACTTCGGCTAATTCACTATTTTTAGAAGTGTCCGTGTAGGTTGTAGCTGACAATGCAAGCTCTGTTACAAATTGAAATTGCGTAGAATTAGAACCTGTATTAGATCTATATATTCTTTTCTTTGATAAGTTAGTATTAGTAATACTTGTAGAAGTTTCTAGCGCGGATAAAGCTACAGTCATATTATCATCTGTAGTTATAACAGTAGAAGCAGGCGAAGGCGGGCCTTCTTCTCCGTATGCAGATACAAAAGTGTATACGTAGGAAGTTTCGTAATCTAACTCTGCGTCTGAATTACCACCAAGTGCTACACCGTTTGCTACAGAGGCACTGTTACCCGTACCCGTTGCAGCAGCAGATAATTCTACTGTTAGAGTAGAAACACTAGGCACTGTCTTTATTTTATAATTACCATTTATATCTGCAGCAGCTACTCCCTGCGTTGTAGCAAAACCTGTAAGTGTTATGTATTCACCTACAGAAGCACTATGGGCGGTAGCTGAGCCACTTGTAGAAGTAGTAATAGTGATTGTGGAACTCTCATTTACAAATGCAATAATGCCATCAAACTGTGTTTGTCCTACTGGAGCTACTGTTGGAGCGGCTGTTGGGGCAGGTATACCCAATCTGTAAGCAGCATTAGGGTACACAGAACCACCTATTATGTCTGAAGATCTACCCATTTTAGGGAAAGTTTGACCTGACCAATATAACGTGTCGCTAGTGTCTCCAGGAATAGCACTACGCACGACGTTAACATCTTCGTCAAATTGTAGCCAACGTTCTGGAGAATCTGTGTATTTAAATATACTTTGTCTAGAAGAGTTAGAAAGGGTAAGAGTATCAGAATTATCTCTTACAGGTACTAAACGCCCACTTTCAAGATTTACGTCGGTAGCAGTTGTAGCTAACTCATCTTTTAATAGACGGGGAGAAGCTTTAGGAGCAAGTCCTCCAAAGGTGTTAAGTTTAATATATGCCATTTTTTCATTATACAGTATTCAGAACTGATTCTTGCAGTTCTCGACTCCTTCTTCCTACTTGGTTAAACCATCTGCTGTCTTCCATTTCAGCTGCCATTTGTTTCCAATCATGTGCTCTACATGCTTTTAACATGTTACGGAACTTAGAAAGTCTAGTCCCTCCTAGATTAAAGCACATATTAACTATGACGTGTTGGATATTTTCGGGTAACTTATAAAAATCTTCTTCTGTACCAAACACATGTATAGCTTCTGCTAAATGTTTGTTAAAGTCATCTTCATAATACAGATCAACAACTTCCTGTGATACTTTAGTACCCACTTCCCAATCATACTCTGGGTCTTCTGGTTGGCATAGATGCCCGACACCTAATGTTTTGTAGCCTAGACTATCTTTATAAATTTCTAAGACTTCGCCTTCATGTCTTTTTATCTCAGCCTTGCACTGCTCTATATTCATATAAGATTAGACCCAATGATAAGAAGGTAAACACCTATAATCATTGTGGTAAATTTAGTGTCCATACGGTCAAACTTAGCATCCCCTTTGTCTAAACGTTTTTCTATTCCAGAGAAACGTAAATTACACTGTTTCTCGTGCGACTCAAGTTTTGCTAATGTTTCTTTTACCGTGGCCATATATTAGTTAATGGAAGCCTCATCTTTAGCTTCTATAGTATCTTCTATTACAATCTCTTCTTTTTCAATAGGTTTTATTTTATCTTCTTTTATAATAGTTTTTACACCTTCGCTAATAACAGATTGAGCACTTTGACATTTCTTTAATTGGTAAGCAAGGTCATTTATTTCGTTTTGTATACGAAACAAAGTGTTAAATTCTGTAGCCGCTCTAGGCGTTAATTCTTCTACTAAATACTCTTCCCCATCAAAGTTTAAAGTTTGTGGTGCTTGTGGTTGGTTATTATCCATAATTACTCCTTAATTAGTTTTTTTAATTGTATCGCCTTTATATTTCTGAATCAACCAATACACCGTCTGCATAGAAGTTAGACAAGGTTGTTTTTAGTGTATAGGTTCTGTGAGTTCCTGCATATGCAGCTATAGATGTTATCTCTTCTAGCGTGCCATCTTCTTTCATAAGCTTGTTGCCGACTGCTAGTTGAGCACAGTCTATATCATAGTTGTCTTTTGATTTTGCTGGATCTACAGATGCAGCCACATACCCTTCTAGATAAACTGGGTGATCCTCTGTAATCATGATGTTATTTATTTTATAAAGATTGTCGTGTTCTACTATTTTTATTTCTAATAGATTGCATAGTTCTTTTTGGTTTGTGTCTTTGTTCCAAGACCATATTTTAGGAGGTGCTTTGTCTACGATATCATCTATGGTCATGTTACCTCTTTGGGTAGAGACAAGCATATCTTCATGCACACAGATATCTCCGCCAAATCCACCGCCTCCGGTTCCTCTAGTAGCTGACAGCGACAAATGTTGTCCACTTGAACCTGGTCCTGAGATAGCAGTACCAGACCCAGCCCTTACGCTCCATTTTGGAGCTGTGCCGCCACTTAAACTACTTAAACTCCTCGTCCCGCTTCCGCTATTTACAGTGGCTTTCCATTGCCAAACAGGACTATAGTTACTAGTGCTTATATTTGTATAAGTTCCTGATGCTGGTGAATATGAAGCAGGATTTTCTACAGACCCTACAAGACCAGTTGATGAAACTGAATAATCGCATTTAGCTTGGAATGTTGTGCTGTCGTGTCCATCATATCCGATATAGCCGTAGCTGTAAGATGAGGCAGCGGCTGAAGTAAACCCTGAATATCTCATAGCTATTCTGTCGTTAGTAGTGTCATTTTGAAATCCGCAGTTAAAACCAGCTTCTGCAAAAGAACTGCTATTAACACTTTGACTCATATCATTAGACAGAGGAGCATCCGCGCTTAAGCCTGATGCTTGGAACCAGCTATCTTCCCCAGAACCAGGGAAGGCATTTGCAGAGGCACCATACCATTCATTAAAAGACATGGTAGCCCCAGATGATTTTCCTATTAAAGCTCTTATATCAGCATCATTAATAGAGGCTTGAGATCCAGATGATCCTCCAGCCTCTACATGAATTTGATTTAAGGATATTGCCCCTGAGCTTTGTAAAGGCATTTATTTACTCTGCGGGAGCGATAACTCCAATGGCTACTTTATGTGCTACACCAGCTGCTACTTCTTCAATTCTTGCTAATGTCGATGCTTTATCGTACTTACCATCAGAATCTAAAACTACATTTACATTTCGTGTATGTGTTAGTGCAGGTGAATCAGAAGTAAAAGTAACTATAATATCAGTTACATCTGCTGTTGTATCAATAGTTTTACCTTCATTATCTGGATCTGGCATAGAAGTTGTTCTTTTACCAGTGTATGTTTCATCTAATTTATATGTTATTGCCATAATTATTCTCCTTTAAAATTATATCATTTTTTTCTTTTAATTCATCTATTTGTTTTTGTTGTTCTTTTATAGCTTCAACAAGTAAAGGTATTAATTTTTCATATTGAAGTCCTTTGAATCCGTCTTGTCTTGTTTTTACTATCTCTGGTAAAACTTCTTCAACTTCTTGTGCAACTAATCCAATATCTTTTTTGCCTTCTGCATAAGCAGACTGTTTACTATTCCACTCAAAACTATATCCAGAAAGTTTAGAAAGTTTTTCCAATGGATTTGATATAACAGTGAGATTATCTTTTAGCCTTATATCAGAGCCTGAGTAAGCTACAATATTCGCTTCCGCTCTAAGATTACCAGTACTGTCAATACCTACAACATTATTAGTATTATTTCTGAATACAAATCCACGGTT